ATTGGTATTTACTTTGAATGTCAACGCTGAAAGGTTTCAGCAAGGACGCTATCGTTTGTGTTACGTACCGTTGGGTGGGAGTAGAGGTTCTGATGCAACATTATGGGTTGCACAGCATGCCGCTACTTTAGTTCAACGATCAAACCTTCCTGGTGTAGACATTGATTTAAATTGTGATACAACAGCTGTACTGGAAATTCCATTCAGTATGGCTTCCGATTTTTATGTTTTCGGAAATCTCGATAATGAAAGAGATACTGGATCTTTGAGACTATTCCCATACTCTGCTATGGAAAGTGTCTCTGGATCTACAAGTTGCTCTTATACGTTATGGGCTCATTTCGAAGATGTTGAATTGATCGGAAGGGTTGTTCCTTTCGAGTTGCAAGCCCCAAGATTTAAATCTTCTATTAAAAAGAAGAATCAAAGTGCATCTGATGTAGAAGCGGAGCAAGCTGGAGTGGGACCTATTTCGTCTTTAGCTTTTCAAGTCTCAAGAGCTGCTAAGTATTTTAATCCAGTACCTGTATTGGGTGATTATTCTTCAAAGCTCGCATGGGCATCAGATATTATTGGTAATTCGGCTTCAGTATTCGGATGGTCGGCTCCTGCCAATTTGGCACCGAGTGTTCAAGTAATGAGATCTAGACTTTATGGTTCAACTAATGTCAACAAAGCTGATTTTACTCCACCTTTATCATTGCAAAGTGATAATCAAGTGGATGTACTGCCAGGTGCTTTTGGAACTGACAAGGATGAATTGGATATTGCTAACTTCATTAGTATTCCAACGTATTATAATACGTACACTTTGTCCTCTTCTAATCTTGTTAATGATATCATTCTTGATATTCCAGTAACGCCAAAGATTGGAAATTTATCAGTAGATTCAGCACACAACAGACTTGATACTGGACCATTGGGTTACATTTCTCGCAAGTTTAAATACTGGCGAGGTGGTATCGTTTATAAATTCAAGATTGTTAAAACAGAGTTCCATTCAGGAAGAGTGGCAGTCTGGTTTATGCCTGATCAGTTCAATTCTTTTTCTGCAGTAAATACCACTGCCAACAGTGGTTATACTAATAGAACTATTATTGATCTTAGGGAACATAGTGAATTTACTATAACAGTACCATACATAAATGAAACTCCATACCTGGAAAACGTTTTCTCTACTGGTCGCTTGAAAATGGGGGTTATTGATAAATTAGTAGCTCCTAGCACTGTACCATCAAATATACAATTTATAGTTGAGGTATCAGGTGCTCCTGATATGGAATTTTCAGTACCGCTTTGTACCCCTTTTGTTTATCCTTCAACTGTGACCTTACAGTCACCTTTGAACGAATCACATACGTGTGAGATCTTTACGGGTAATGTTGGAAATATGGCAGATACTAAGTTTCAAGTTAGTA